TTGTCCCATTTATACTTGCTGATGAATTATAATAAACATTGTTAATATAAGCATTAGCCCAATAATTACTTGAGTTCCCTAAATTAAAAGCAGAATTAGTAACAGGAACTATATTTCCGTTTATTGTCAATTTATCATTCGGTGCCGTCGTCCCGATGCCGACTCTATGATTGACACTATCTACAAATAAAGTATTAGTATCAACAATAAGATTATGAGCACCTAAATCTAAATTTTTAATTGCTCCTGTATAAGGAACAAAACTATTGACTGGAGCAACAAATTCCAAAGCAGTTTCAGTAGAATTAACTGCAACATATTTTCCTGCCTCTCCAGTATAAGAAGAAGGGGTATCTGATAAACCTAAAAAGGTAGCAACACCACCCCCTCCTCCAAATTCGTAATAATCAAGTCCTTTTAAAAATGGATTATACTTATAGCTCATATTTTTACGAATAATTATATGTTGCCCTATCATTCCAAACTTTCGTAAACAGAGCATCTCCATTTGCCCATTTTATATCCACCAAAAGACTACCAGACCAAGTTATTTTCTTAATCCGCCATTTAGCTTCAGATTCTAACGAACCCGGCTCAGCTTCTCCGTAATATATCAAATTCGACGCAGAATCATATTCAGTTCTTACGGTAAATTCCTTTTCACTTATTACGTGAACTTCTAATCTCTGGTCTTCATCTCTTACTTTTGCTGGTTTCTGCTTTCCGATGCTATCAACAAAAGGAATTACACCTCCCCCAACGCCAGCCACAATTTCGCTCAATGCTTTATACCATTCTTTCCCATCAGTTAATCTAACATTGATATAATAATCGGGGTTTCTACTAAAAAAATCTACTAATTCATTTAACTCAATCTTATTTGCTTTTAAAACTTCAATGATTTTCTTTAACTCATCTGTCGGCATTTCAGAAATCTTGACTACATTTGGAGGCTTCGGAAATTCAGCAACATTTGCAATCTTAACTTCTTTTAATGGTTCAGGAAATTTTAGACTTCTAATTGCTTTTTCTAATCTTTCTATTCTTTCAACTATTCTCTCATCTTCAATTTTTTGTCTTTCTGGTAAGTTTTTGACTTCAACTTGTCCTTCAATTTTTTGAACTTCCGGAAATTTAGTTTCTACTTCTCCAATTACTTTCTGAACTTCGGGAGGTCTTCTTCTAAATAAATCCACAACTGCTTTCTTTATTTCTGCTAATTCTTTTAAAACAAAATTCTTTTCAAATTCTTTTTGAATAACTTTTTGAATTGCTTTCTGTAAAATCTGACTTGTTTCTATATCTATATCTTCTACTTTTTTAACCTGAACTTCTTTTTCTTTTTTTTCAATTTCAACTTTTGGTTCTTCTTGAACTTTTTCTGATTTTACTTCTTCTTTTTTTTCTGGTTTTGTTAAATTTTCTGATTCTTTATTAAAAAATTCTTCATCTTTTTGATCCATATTTTTATATTATTTTTAGTGCTATGCTCCTCACCTGCTCAGGCAAATTCGGTGAGGTAGTTTGCCCGAGCAGTCATAGCACAAGGACTATGCCTTCAATCAAAACAATCAATCAATTTTATGTGGCTAATCCGCCAATTTTATACCAGTAAGGTTCTGCAATTAACTTCAAAACAGTAGCTTCAACAATGAAACTATCTTTAGCAAAACTAGTAGTTGGAACATCCATCTTAATCAATGGAATTAAATCTTCCATTTCAACATAATTCTCTCCTGCGTCTGATTTAATCTGTCCAAGAATTGCCCAACTTCCCATATATCTGGAAGTCACCAAGTTGATTGTCTTACCCGTCACTGCACTGACAATAGCTGATACTTTTTGATAAGCAATAGCACCTGTTTGATCGGAGACAATTATTCTTTGGATTGAACCAGTTTGCTGTAGTTCATCTGCTAAAGCTCTTGCTTGTCTTGGACCAAGGAATAAATGGTCTGCAGCACCACCTGCTTCAAAGATGGTTTGGTCATAAGCAGAAATACCACTGGCAGTTAAAAATGAAGCAGTTGCACTATTAGTAGTAATCTGTCTTAACAAACCATCAAAAGCATTAGGATCGATACTACTATCACCATTAATAATCAATTCTTCTTCACCAAGCATTACTTCTAATGTCTTAATCCTAATCAATTCATCTTCAACTGGTAAATAATCCTTTGAAGCAGCAACATGCAATAAACCAACACTTACTTTTCTACCTAACAATTTATAGGCAGCTGTTACAACTTGGTAAGTCTGAGTAGTTTCATTTGGCACTCCTCCATCAGCAAAAGTAATTGCTGATCCAGTAGTACTATAATTCAATTTTGAAGTTAATTTCTTCCAAGCTGTTGCTTGTCCACTACCAGCCTTTCTTGGTAAAAGACTTCTAATAGGCGTAGCAGTCGGAACAATTAACTTAACAACTGGGTCTAAATTCTCTGCTACAAAAATGCTTCTTGTAGCTGGCGAAAAAGTATAAGTACTAGTAGTTACTGCAGCCTTTCTAATTGCCTCTGCAATCTGTGCTAAAGTGTGTTCTTCGTTAATTAAAGCTTTTAGAACCTCTGGTTCTACTATTTTTTGCGTATTCATTTTAGTTAAATTTTTAATTAAATTCCGTAAACGACCTTTCTTAATTCAAGCTTTTTTTCATTATATCTTTTTTCTATGTCTCTTAGTTTTCTTTCCAATTCTCCCTGCTTGACCGGGTCGGGATTGGAAAGTAAAACCATTCCTTCATTGTGAATCTTTTCAATCTCTTCTTCTATTTCAGCCAATTCTTTCTTTATGGTATCTGCCGATTTAGCTTCTTCTTTTTCTCCTTTTTCAATAAGATAAGAAGCTACCGGCCTATTCCCTCTAGGTTGTCTTTCTAATTTCTCAACTCGCTCTTTTAGAGACAATATGTCTGTCTCTACTTTAGCGAGAGAGTCTACAACCTTTTGGGTGATACCTGATAATTCTGTCTTGATTACTTTCATTACTTTTTCTTCACTTGTCATTCCTTCATCTGGATTTTCTCCATCAAAATTTCCTTCTTCAAGTTGTCTAAGTAAATCTAATATCTGTTTTAAAACTCCAATTTTCTTAGAAGAAGCATTTTTCTTCTCAAGAATTTCAACCAGTAAGCTTAAATTACTGGCAAATTCTTTGATTGCTTCTTCTTCTAAATCATCATCCAATTCTTGATCATTTTCTTGATCGTTTTCTTCATTATCTTGATTATCTTCTTCATCATCTTGTTTATAAACTATATTAGAAACAGTCGCCTGCTCCCGAGGAACTGTTCCAAATTCTTTATTTTCTACTGTCGGTTTTTCTTCTGTTGGTTTTTCAGCAGATTCAGAAGTAGCCGATTGTTCCTCAGAAACATTTGACTCTTCCTCTTTAGAGTCTGTTTTCCTTCTGTATTTTTCAAGTTCTTTTTCCATTTTATTTTTTTGATTTTTAATTTTGTCTATAAGCGAGCCGACCTTTAATAATAAATTCTCGCTTTTTTTATCATATCTTTTAATAATTGTAAAAACTGCTTCTGGATTGGCTGGTCTATCAACAATGCTAATTTCATCTATTTCTAACTTTTTAATTCTATTTTCTTTTTTTTCTAATGTTCTTCCACCAATTGAGAAACCTTTATAAACTCCTTCTTTAACTTTTTTCCAAGCGTTATCATCAACTATTTTTGCCCCTATCCAAACTCCTTTATCATCAAACTGATATTCTTTACCTACTCCAACTGCTGACAATTGATGCATTTCTCTAATATTTGCCCATTTCCAATAATCATCCCAAGCATCTTTAACTGCATCAATTTCTACAATTTCACCTTGACTATCTTCAGCATCAGTAGTAGCGTAGCCATAAACCATCCGCTGTTCTTTATCTATTTTTTGAATTGGAATATAAAATTTTAATTCATTTTTTAACATATAAGTTCTTATATTTTAAAATTAACCTTTATGGTCTTCTACCCACTTTTTTGCCTCATCTTTTGTAAAAGTATCAACATCAAATAGATAAGCCTGAATTTCTACCCCTACTGAACATTTTCCCCCGCTAAACTTTCCTTTGGGGCACCCAGTTATAGCCCTAATTGTTCCTGCATCATTAATATCAATCGTTCTTAAACTATTCGGGTCAAAATAGTCTGGGTCTTTAATTCTTACCCTCCAATACTTATCTCTTTCTTCTACAGTAATTTTTTGAAGTTTCAACAAATCTTGATATTTTGAAACTACTTTACTAAAAACTTTCCATCTAAAATAATGAACAAATTTTGCTTTTTTGCCTTTTTTCCAAGATGAAAGACAAATTGCGTATCTTTGAGAATTGTCTGGGTATTCTTTTACCATTACTTTATCTCCCATACATCGAGAGATAAAATCTTTTTTTGTTTCATCTGGGTTAGGTTGTGGAATTGGCATAAAATTTTATTTAACTATTTAATACTTAAACCTTTTTTGTTAAAAATTTGATAGAATTTTTTAATCTTTGACCAATAAAATTTCCGAGACAGTTTTTTTTGTTTTCTGTTTTTCCTATGAAGATATTCATCAAAAGTAGGTATCTGTGTCATCTTATAAATTTTTTTATAGTTAAATCTTTCACCTTGTTTACATCTACAAAAACTTCTTTTTCTGACATTGTATTATTAAATCCAAGAATATCAATAACTTTAATTCGTGCTTCTACAATTGTAACTAAATCTCCTTTGTTCGAATATCTTTCAACAAAATCTATAGCCTTTTCTCTTGAAAGTGTAAACGATTCAAATGTCTTCGCTTTTGCTGCTTCTATATCATACTCTTTTGCTCCGATACCTCTGTAAACAGTAATTTCTTTTTCCAAAAATTCTTTCGGAGAAATATCTTTAAACTCTGTATATTTTTGCATATTTATTAACTGACCTAATCTATGTTTTGGATTAAGTTCTAACCAGGCTTTCATATAATCTTTTGTTTCTTCTCTTTCACCTCTAAACCAATCCTCAGCCACGTCAAAGAAATCATATTCTCTGTATTAAAAATCTCTCATAATCTTTCTAATTTCTCGTTTAAATTCATCATCATTTACTTGTTTTAAATCATCTACACCAAACGTCTGTCTCAAAATTTTTTTCTGTCTTCTAAGACATTCTTGGGTTCAGAAGTAGGTTTTTCTTCTCTTCCAGTCCAACCATAGCCCGAAATATAAGGCGGTATTTCATATTCTAAAAGACATTTACAATTTGGATGTACTGGCGGTCTTAAATGACCACTCGGAAAAGAAGCATCTATTCCTATCCAACCTGCTTGTTCATTCATCATACATAACTCACAAACATTCATTCCAGCCGTTACCCATCTCTTAGCTGTTGCTTCATTTCTTTTTGCTGTTTCAAATTCCATCTGATTAACAATATTTTCTGATTCTGTTGCAACTATTGTATCAGCTCGATAAGCATAAGTTTCAGGAATTTTTTCTCTAATCAAATTAGCAATATCATAACTACTTAATCTTTGTTTTTTTCCTTGAATAAACTGATTAACTAACCATTGTTCGGTCGTATCATCCAAATTATCAATTAGCAAGTCTACTCCATTCATCAATTCTGCTATCATTGCTGTATCTTTTAAATCAAATGTTGCTCCAATAATATTTACTTTTTTAAATCTTTTTACTCTTATCTTATCAAAGAAACTTTGTCCTCCTTTATTTGCGAGCCATAAATAAAAATCTCTTATCTTTGGCAATGAAATGAAATTTCTTAAACTTTTAAAGTGCTTTGATATAATATCTTTTATCTGTCTTTCGTGTGCTTCTGTCCAAATTGTATTTTCATTTACTTTAATTTTTTCATCTATTTCTTTAATAATTTCACTTCTTAAAAGTTGCGATGCTTGAATGAGAAATGCCTGTTCTAATTCATTTCTTACTTCTTTATACTTTTTGCTTCTTTCTAAACTATATAATGTAGGATTTACTTTTACTGCTTTTAAAAATCTATCTAATGATTTTTCAATTTTTAATACTTGTCGCATATTGTCTGACTGTCTCGCCTATTTCTTCTTTTAATTTCACTGCTTTTTGTATTACTAAATCTTGTTTTGCTATTTGTATTTGTTTTTCAAAAATCTTTTTAACATCTTCTTTTGTTCTCGCAAATAACAATTGAGCATTAATAAGCTTTTTAACATCTTCTGGAATAAATTTACTTTGAAAAGGTTTAAACTTTTTTCCCTCTTTTAGACTATTTAAACATTTTCTTTCCCATTGAGCCAATTCGGTAATTATTCTTGTTTCTTGTAAAGTTTGCTGTTGATTAGGAGCTCTGCCATTTAATAAGTCTTCTACAAAAATTGGTCCTGATGATGTCATGATATAGTGTTTCAAGCCAATTGGTGGTAAATCATTCTGTTGTCTCCATTCATCTCCTGAAATCAATCCTAATGGTATTAATCTTTCAGTTATCTGAGCGTCTCTTAATTCATCTTTTTTATCTAAACTATACCAACTAAATTGTAAATATGGACAACCTAAATCAATTTGAATAACATCATCAAAAAATTCTTTCAATACCTGTAAAATTGGCACTAAACCTGCTTGAGTAGAAACTTCTTGCTGAACTTGAGCTGTTGCTCTACTCATCTCTTCTGTAAATCCAATCTCTTCTGGTGGAACATCAAATAAAGCACAAGTTTTTAATAAAAGCCATTTTTCATATTCTAAAAATCTCATTTCTTCTGGTTTCTTTGCTGGTATAAATCCTACTCCTCTTCCACCTGGCATAAACTTAATTCTTGATTGAAATCTCGGATTGCCAGCAATCATAGCATCAAACCAGTTTTGAAATTCTTTAATCTGGTCTGGCGTCCAATTTTCTGGTAAAGTAAAGAATCCTTCTGGTATATTGCCTTCTGACAACATACTCAAATTATACAACTGAGATTTCAAAGCAGCATCTACTCCTAAAATTAAAGTTTCTAAAGGTGCTAATCCATAAGGACTATTTGAGCGAGGATTTAACATTAAATAAACCATTTCATCAGTTGTAAATTCTGCTTTTTTTTCTCCTCTAATCCATTGTTCAAAAGCAATATCCGGAGGCTCTGGAGTGCTACCATCTTCATAAACTCTCAATCTAATCGTGGCAGCATCTACAGTTATTAGTTTTTTTAACTTACCTCCTTCTTTGTCTTTATAAACTACTCCGGCATCAAGCACTAATAAATCCTCAACCAATTCATCAACAAATTCTCTAAATCTTGTATACTTTCCACCCGGCATATCTAAAAAGGCTTTTACTCTTTTAATATCTTCTTGATACTTTTCTGCTTTTTCTGTCGGGTCTACTGGAATAATAGACCAATCTGCTTTTTCTACTTGTCTTTTTCTTCTGTTAATACAAGCCCTTGCTACATCATACCTTTCTGAAAATTCTCTTAAGGTTCTAAAATCAACTGACTTTTTCCATTTATAAACATCTTGTCCTATTGAATCTTGAGTGCTTCCAAAAGGAGTAGCAAAATGCATTGGAGCATTTCCTACTTTTTCTAAAAGAGATATTTTTTCTTGTTGAACCTTAATAATCTCATCTTTCTTTTTGAGATCCTCAAGAATTGGTCTTACAGATGGTTCAACAATTTTAGTTTTAAAAAAATTCAGAAAAGGATTTTTCATTTTATTAAAAAACGGCTCAAATTTACTAATATCTAAAAATATCAACGCGGATTGATATTAGTAAGATTTGAGCCGTCAATGCGGTCGCATCTATTAAATAGATGTCAAACCTTACTCATTTAAAAAAGTATAGCAAAAAATTTTTATTTGTCAAGACCTTTAATAAAATCAATCCGTGTAATTTCTCCACTGACTGTAATAATAGCCCCACATTTACAAAGAGCAGTTCTTACTTCTTTACTAACTAAAATTTTTTGTCTATTACTGCTTTCAATTTCAAGATAAACATCATTAATAATGAAACCTAATAATCTATTACAATTAGGACATCTCCATTCTTTTTTAGAAAAATTTTCTTTTTCGCTGAATGATTCTTCCATATTTATCTTTTAATGGTTCACAAATTCTTGTTATACCATCTGACCCTTTTACTAAATACTTTCCCTCTTTTCTAACCTTTTCTGCTAACTTTTTTTCTCTTGGTGTAAAAGATAAAGAAACATCATTAAAATCGTGTTCGCAACTTTTAGTTCCATCTGGATTATAAAATATCCTTAAACTAAACTCATAAGGTTTTCCACATACAGGGCAAATGTTTTGATTTTTATTCTTCATAATAATGGTTTTTGAATTGTATTAATTCGTGCTTCAGCAATAAGACAATACTCTTTTTCTTTTTCTATTCCAATAAAATCTCTTCCTACTTTTTTAGCTGCCATACAAGTAGTGCCACTTCCAGCAAAAGGATCTAATACTATTCCGCCAGTTGGTGTTTTAGTTAAAATACAAAGATATTCCATAAGTTTAAGAGGTTTTACTGTCGGGTGAGTATTATGTCTTGGAGTTTCACCTCTTTGAAATGGATTATCTATCGGAGTTTTTCTTCCATCATTTACTTTTTGTGGTTCAAATCCTTCTAATCCCATATCTCTTTCGCTTTTACTTGCCTTTGCTACATAAAAGAAACGAGAGGCACCACCTGAATCACCTTTCCAATAAATTGGCTGTCTTATCTTTTGTCCCGCAAATCCTCTTGGATTCTTAGGCTTATAACCATTCCAATCTCCACTTTTAACTATTCCACTCTGCTTATCTAACATATAACACGGACATTCGGGATTAGTGTGAACTATTTTCTTGTCTGCTGGCCATCTTCCAATAGCATCGGCAGTAGAACCAGCCCAACTGCCAAAACTTCTTTTATTTCCACCTTTTTTACCAATTCTTTCTGGTTTTTCTTTCCTTTCTATCACTTCATCACAAATACATTCGAGAATAACATTAGCGGGGAAGCGTCTTTGAGGATGACTTACAATATCTTCTTCTACTCTTGTTTGCTTAAAACTTTCTTTTAATCCATTTTTACCTCTAAAATCGGTTTTAGTTTTACCCCAATTCCAACTTCCTGCTATTCTTCCTCCATCTATATTTAAGCCCGCAACTCCCCATTTTAAAGCATTTTCTGCATAGCTACCTTCATTTGGTTTCATTGCCATTATAATTGGTTCCCAAGCGGGTTTTAATCCGTGTGATTTCCAACCATTCCAAAGTTTGGCTTCGGGAGTTGCTGGTTCAGTAATATAATCTGTTTTCCCAACAGTTCCACTTTCATAAAGAGTATTTGATTTATCACAATTCTCTCTGCTATTAGGATTTCTCCCAATAATTTCTCTTTTCGCTCTTTTCATTTTATCTATTTGCTTACTAATATCAGTTGCCTTAGGAAATCCTTGACCATAAAGCCACATCAAAGTGTCTTTAATTTCAAATCCAGCTAACCTTAAACTAATAGTCATTAAATCATATGTTCTCGTCCCTGCAAATACTAAAATAGTAGCACCTGGTTTCATTACTCTAAAACATTCTCTCCATACTATTGGCGGAGGCACAAAACTATCCCAAGATTTACCCATAAATCCTTTTCCACCTGGAATAAAATCTTCTTTTCCATTTAACCAATTTTTTAATGTTTCTCTAATTTTTTCTTCGCTATGATTAGACAAACCATAAGGCGGATCCGTGATAATTGTGTCAATTGAATTATCTGGTATTTCTTTCATTACCTCTAAACAATCCCCACAAATAATCTTATTTCTAAATTTTTCAACTATCTTATTAGATTTCATATCTTTTTTTCTCTTTTCAATTTAAAATAACTAATCCAATAATTTCTGTTAAAATTAACAACCGAATTACATTTTCTACAAAGTGTAATTTTCATTTCTGGGTCAGGGTTTTTCTTATCGTAATCTATATGATGAACTAAGAATGCGGGGTATTTTCCACACAGTTGACAAGTGAAATTATCTCTTTGCCTAATTGCTGCTTTGTATTCTTCAGTCCAATATGGTCCATACGGCTCAAAAGATTTACCACCTTACCAATTTGGATTTTTTTCTCTTTTCTTTGTTTCACTTATTTTCCTTTTAGTTTTTTCTGATAATTTCCAATGTTTTTTCAATGTAGGCTTCTTTCCTTTATGAGCTTCACTTAATTTTTTTTTATGTTCTTCTGTGAAAGGTGGTTTCTTTTTCCTTTTATTCGCTAATCCTATTTTTCTTTTATGTTCTTCAGAAAACTTTTTACCTAACCAATATCCTTTATGTCCTTTTTGAAATAGAAATTTCATTTTATTAAATTAGAATGTTTGCATTTTTTTACTTTAATCTTACAAATAGGGCAAATATCATTTCTTCCAAGTTTTCTCCAATCTATTTTTGCTACTTCTCTTTCTTCTAAAAGTTCTTTATATGCTTTTTCGAATAATGATTTCCATTTTTCACCAATCAATTCTCCGTCCCAGTTTAATTTTGAAACCCACTGATAAGCATTTTCAACCATTGTTTTTACTTCTTCTGGATGCTCCATTACCCATTCCATTTTATCTACTAAATCATTTACATCTGTTAATGGTCTTGCTCTGTTGTTATCATTTGCCTGAACAAACCAATCCTGAATTGTTGCCCCACTTTTTACTAACAACCCTCTTTCATTATTTCCAATTATTTCTGGCATTGAAGTATTATTCGGCATAATTACTGGCTTTTTAGTTGCCATTCCTTCTAAGACTGATAAACCAAAGCCTTCGCCTAAAGATGTTGAAATAATACAATCTACTGCATTATATAATTGATTAACAATTTCAGTCGGAAAACCATATGCAGTAGTAAACCTTAAAGGATTCGGAAAAGCCCATTCTTTACCTTGAATGAAGTTTATCTGTTCTGCCATTTCAATTAAATCTAATCCTGTAATATCTTGATACAAACAATGAAAGTAAAAATAAACATCATTTTTTCCTTTTGCTCTTCTTTTATCTAATAACAATTTGGCAGCAAGCATACTTCTAAATAAATCTTTTCTTGGCTGGTTTCTATTCATATTCATAAAAATAAACTTTTTGTAATGTTCTTCTCCAAAAAACTTTTTTCTTAACTGCATCCTTTCTTCTTCTGTCATCTTAATAGGATAAAATTCTTTTGGATTTATTCCGTGATAAATAATATCTAATTTTGATTTTAACAACTCATATTTTTTTTGATATTCTCTTTTTTGTTCTTCTGTTAAATTACTTTTTTCATCAAAGCCTGCTGAGTAAATATTCAAAACTTCATTATAACCATATTTTGTATAAGCAACTGGATAATCAGCCAATAAGACTGAATTATCAATCCATTCTTTTTTTGGTCTGGCATCAATCGGAAAATAATAAATCCATTTAAACTTTCTTTCTGGTGGTAGTTTTTCGTTTGTTTCTACAATTCTTGGTCCAAGTGGTTCAATGATAAATGTATCTTGCAAAATCCAAACCAAGTCATATTTACCACTTCCTAATTTATCGAGAAATAATTGTCTACCAAACAAATCATAATAAGCAGAATTAGGAATCAAAGCATTTACTGCTGGATAAATTTGATAAGGGAATTTTTCTCTATCATAATAAGAACCATCAAAGTTTATACCAACAATGTCTATGGAGTATTTACCTGTATCAGCCAAAACTTTCAAAACATTTTTTGAAACTGTAGCAAAACCAGTGCTGACTGTTGGTGAATCACACAATGCTAATACTTTTATTTTTTCTTCCATTGTTTTTTTAAAAATTTATTTAATAACCAAGAGCTTGACTGAATTTTACCTCCTCCTACTCCAAAAACCATTTTAATTCCTAATTTTTCGCATACTTCTTTTTCTGGTATATTTTCTAAAGTCCTATCTCCTCCTTTGGCAAAAATATCAGGCTTTAATTTGGCTAAAGTTTTACATACTGTCTGGTCTTTATCTATTGCTGGAATTACTTTATCTACCCATTTAATACTTTCTAAAATTTCTTTTCTTTCTTTAAATGGCATAAAAACATATCCTTTCTTTTTCATTAAAAATCTATCGCTATTTAAAATAACAATTAGTTTATCTCCTAACTTTTTTGCTTCTTTGAAATATCTAATATGCCCTACATGAACGGGATCAAATCCTCCTGATACTGCTACTATAATTTTTCTTCTTTTTGTTTTGTCCATTTAATTGATTTACTTTTATCATTAAAAGGGTGAATAAATTTTTCTTGTCCTGGCATTCCGCCCCACTTACTGATATAATAATCTCTATTCTTTAAAAATTGATTACTTGGGACTAAACCTCCGGGATATCTTAAGTCATTTTGAGTTCTTGATCCATAATGATAAAATAATGCTGGCGGATAACAAACTGCTTTTAATCCTGCCAATTTAATTCTGTAATGCATATCATTGTCTTCAAAGTAAGCTGGAAAAAATCCTTCGTCAAATTCTCCAACTTTTTTCCAAAACTTTTTATTTACCATAAAAGCAGCAAAATTTGGATTTTCACTTTCTGAAACTTTTTCTTTTTCTTTATCATCTTTTTTAAAAATATCACTTGGAACAATACATTCTCCCCGAATATCCATTGCACTTACCAATACAACATCAGGGTCTTTTCTTTGAAATCTTTCTACTAATCTATCAACACAATTAGGATGTAATAAAACATCATTATTAAGTATAAGAACATAATCAAAGCCATCTTCAAATCCTATTTTCATTCCATAATTCCAAGTTCTAGCACAACCCCAATTTTCATAATTTATCACATAGTCAATATCATCTCTTTTTAAAAGAAGTTTAGGCAATTCTTCTTTTGTTTCATCTACACTACCATTGTCAATTATTAAAAATTTTAAAGTATTATTACTAATAACACTTTTTAAACAAGGCTCTGTATATTCTTTCCAAAGATTTATTGTCGGTATTACTGTCAAGACTTTAGACATAAATCAATACATTTTTAATATCTTTTCTTATCTCACTTCTTTTAAAGTGAAAAACTCGATACCTTAATTTTTCAAGTTTCTCTTGTTTTTTCTATCTTTTTCTTTTATTTCTGGTCTGTTATGCCAGTAATCACCATCACATTCAATAATTATTTTTTGGTCTGGCAAGTAAAAATCTACTAAAACAAATCCACCAATAGGTTGTTGTGGTAAATAAAATAACTTTCTTCTTTTTAATTCATTTTCTGTTATCTTTTCTATATCTGTATTACACCATTTATGTCTTTTTTTTTCATATATCTAATTCTACTAATTCTCATTTTCTCTTTTGTTTCATTATTTCTTTTTTCCGCCAATTCTTGCTAAACTCATTTTTTTCTTATGTTCTTCAGAAAGTTTCTTACCTTTATTCCAAGGAGTATATCCTTTCGGAAATTTATATCCGTAATGAAATCCTTTATGAGATTCACTCAATTTCTTCATAAGTTCTTTTGGCATCTTTTTTCCTAACCAGTATCTTGTTGGTTTTCTACTTTTTTTAAAACCTTCTTTCAAAGATAAACTTAAATGTTCTCTATGTTCTTTTGTTGGTTTGTATCCTTTTTTTGGCATAACTTTTTTTATTTATTTTAATTGTTATACCTTGCTTTGTAAAGTCCTGATTTAAAATCAAATCACAATCATCTTCTGGAGGACTAAAAATTGACCTTTCTGACGGATGCCAAGCGTAAGTATCAACCCTTACTGGTCCTGTTCCTGATGTTGTTATAGTTTGAACTTCAACCATTTTTGTTAATTACTTCATCTAAAATTTTTATTATTTCTTGATGAACTTCTATTTCGGCTTTTTTTATACTAATTTCTTCTTCTACTTTTTTTGAATCAACCTGAGGCAATAATCTTAATTTTTCAAAGTATTTAACTTCAACTTCTAAGTTAGCAATTGTTTGAATTTCCCGCAATCTTCTTTCTATTAAAGCATCAAGTTTTATTTTTTCAATTTCTTTTTCAGTTAATTTCATATTTTTAAACCATTCTTGGAATAAATCCTTTTTGGTCTCTCCATTCTGTTAAAAATTGTTTTTCTGCTTCTAAATAACAAAGATGATCATAATTTGTCGGCTTAACTCCTCTGTTAGGATTGTCTATCTTATTAACCCAATCTATGTTTTTATTATACCATTCATCAAAAGAATTTATTCCTCTTTCTAAAAACCATTTTTTAACAAGTTCATAATATTTATTTTCTCTTGAAACAGTCATTCCAGAAATATGGTCGCATTCAATTCCTAAAACTCTTATTTCCCATCCTTTTTCTATTACTTGACAACACATCAACCTATCATAAAAATGATGAACTGGAAAATCTGGTCTAAAACCAATATCTTCCAAACATTTTCTTCTAAATATCATCGAGCAACCATCAATTAAAACTGCTTTTCTAAAATCATTTATTCTTTTGCCGTGAACTTCTGCTGGTGAACCTTTCCACTTACCAATTTGTCTTCCTTGAAAATTTGACATCGTCCCTAATCCTCTACCACCAAAACTATCAATTTCATTTGAACCAATAAAACCAATTAAACCTAATTTTGAATTTTCTTTAAATACTTTAACTACTCTTTTATCCCAACCTTTTTCATAAATAAATAAATCGCTATGAAAAAATGCTATGATTTCATTTTGAGATAATTCTAATCCTTGTTTAAAAATAGGATAGTTGCCAATGTTTTCATCATTTCTTACAAACCTGACATATTTACTCCCTAATAATCTTTTTTCTTTCCAATAATCAGAAAGTATTTCATCACTACCATTATCAATTACAATTATTTCAATGAAATCTTGGGTGTTCGAAATAATCTGACTTAAAGTCTCTTCAAATAATTCAAACTGATTTAAAACTGAAATTATAATGCTTAAATCCATCTTAAACTATGTCCTTGTTATATGTACAGCAACATCTTCTTTTAAGCCACAATTCCATAGTCCAATCTGACTTACTCTAAGATTATAATCTGTATCTTCTCCACAACCTCCTCTTCTCGGTGTCCCATCGGGATTGACACAAGGACCTGCTTCAAAAAATTTACCGACCTTTTTAATTACTTCTTTTTTCATAAACCAAGCAACTGCTGGCATTAAATCTCTAACAACTAACTTTGTTCTTCCTCTTTCTTTTTCAAATAATGTAGTATGAGCAAAAGGATGCTTCCACAAGCCTAAAACTCCTATTTCTGAAAAATCCTGATAAGCCTGAATACATTTTTCAAACCAACCTTCTTTATAAATAACATCATTATTTGATAATAAAATCCATTCTGTATGGCAATACTTTAAACCGATATTTACTGCCGCTCCCCAACCTAAATTTGTTTTATTTCTGATTACTTTAATTCTTTTATCTTTTTCTAATTCTGTTAAATATTCTTGAAATCCTGACTCAGTAGAAGCATTATCAACAATAATCATTTCAAAATCTGGTGGCGAAGTTTTGATAAAAGAATCAATCGTCTGTTTTGTAAAATCTAATCTATTAAATGTTACTAAAACTACCGAAAATTCTGCCATAATTTACTCCATTCTTTTATTGGATAGATAAATGGCTCAAAGACTGTTTTTTTAAATAAATAACAATTATCTGCAAATTGTTTAAACATTTCTTGATAACTTCCAAATCTTACTTTTTTCATTATTTCATCGACAATCGAATAAAAACTATCTGAGTAAAAATTCATTGCTTCCTCGTTTATAGCATCTTCAATCGGATCTACTTCTGTTTCATGATAAATTATCGGTGGTCCAAAAGTCATTGCTTCATTTCTTTTTTCAATCAATTTTTGCATAATGTATCCTCCCCAAATATCATCATGTCTTCTAAATCTTAATTCTTTATAGTCATAATTTGGTAAAAATAACAAAGCCGGTATTACTTCTCTTCTTATAGCGAAATTCATTCCAGAAAAAGGAATTTTACCAACAACGCTTCTTGTTTCTGATACTAAAACATATCTTGGTAGGCTTTCCCCAATTTTATCTACTCCGTTAATATCCAATTCCCAACTCCATAATCCCATATTTACTACTATTCTTTTTTCTCTTTGAGAATAAGGAAATCCTCTCGAAAACCATTTACCATTATCTATGCCATCTAAAGGATTTACCCAACCTTGTGCCTTTTTATTCAGTATTTCTAAATGTTTTTCAACAAAATTAAGCGGTAAAATACAATCAGAATCAATTACAATTACAACATCATATCCTCTTTTATAAGCCAGCCATAATCCAAAATTTTTACAAGCAGCCGACCTATGAAACAATTCAAATAAAGGGTAAAAATCTTTTGCTTCCTCTTGTTGTTTTTTATAATCAAAAAGTTCTACATTGTCTTTATCTATTTTTACTTTACCATTACTATCATCAACAATAATAATATCAACATCATTTGGTAATGCTTCTATCCATCGTAAAGAAGGCTGTTTATGAACTGGTGAAACAATTACAGATTTAGCCATTTTTGATTTTCTGGTTTAATCGACCATTCTATTGTTTTTTTTAAACTTTCTTCAAATGTTTTCGGGTATTCAAATCCATAACTTTTTAATTTACTGCCATCTAAAGCATACCTAAGATCATGACCAGGACGACTCTCGTGCCAATTTACCATTTCATAATTCAAAGGCTTTCCAAGAATTTCAGCAATTTTCTTAGCAAGAGTCAAATTATCAATTTCTTTTTCTCCTACAATATTAAAAACTCCTTTAGAAGCATCATATTTATCTAATCTTTCATCTGTTTTTTCTAAAATAAAATGTATCGCTTTTGCTATATTCCTTGCGTGAAGCCAAAACCTTGAACCAGCTTTTGTTTTTTCTGCATTTGAATGAATTAACACTTTTTCTCCTTTTAAAATTTTTCTAATACAAAGAGGAATAAACTTTTCTGGATGCTGGCGTTCACCAAAAATATTCATTGAGTTAGTTATATTTATCGGTAATTTATAAGTATTAGCATAAGCCCGACAAATCATTTCTTGAGCTGATTTACTCGCTGAATAAGGATTGCTCGGACAATGCCTATCTCCTTCTTTATATTCTGTTCCTTCTGGTGCTGGACCATAAACTTCATCAGTTGAAAACTGAGTTATCTTTTTTATATTCTTTAAACCTCTTACCCATTCTAAAAGATTTAAAATTAAATTAACATTATTTTGAATAAAAGAAACAGGATTAGCAATAGAATTGTCAACGTGGCTTTCAGATGCCAAATTGATAACATAATCAACATCGCCAGTTTCTTTTTTAATTCCTTCAGAAATAGGTAAATTCATATCAACTGTCAAAACTTTTATTCTTTTTTCATCAAAAACATCAATATCTCTTAGTCTATCAAATCCATTAGAAGCATAACTAAGTTTATCCCAAATAATTATCTCCCAGTCTGTTTCTTTGAGAAAATGCTCAACAAAATGATGTCCTACAAAGCCACATCCCCCAGTTATTAAAATCTTTTTAACTTCCATAAATTACTTTTGTATTAAATCAAATTCTCTATGACAATAAGGACAAATCTTTGCTTCTTTTGGAATTTTCATTCCACAATAAGGACAAATCTTTTTTGGCTTTCCTACGATTAAGTAATATATAATCGCAAAAATACCAAATAAAAAGCCTGCAAATAATGCGACAATTTTATTTCTTTCTTTTTTTCTTGCTAAAAAATAGCAAAGAATACTGCAAAGCAACGAGATAAAAATAACAAAAGTCATATTTTTAAAAAATTATTTGACCTTTTAAATTAAAATCCTTGATTTCGGTATAATTCATACCATTTTTGTAATTCTGAAGCTTGTTCTTGTGGCTTTGTTGTTTTGATATATTCAAAAAATCCACTGACTTTTCTTTGACAAATATTATAGCATACTGCTGCCACAGCATCGGCAACATCTTTGCTTCCTCCCAAAGGATGATCCACTTTTTTACCTTTTACTAATTCTAATCTTTTGTATTCTTTAATAAAAGGTTCATACCTGTAAAAATCAATTCTATTTGTATGTAATAGTTCTTTTAAAGTTTCATAAGGCTTAGTATCTCTATCTACTGATAAAACTTCAGCATTAATACTATGGGCTTTTAAAATTTGAATACTATCTACACTTTGAAATCCATCAAAGGTAACTAAAGCAATATTAAATCCTCTTTCTTTTAGGCTATAAACTATTCTTCTAACATCTTCAAAAACAACCTCTCCTTTAGAAGTTTCACTTGGCTTTATCTGAAGCATTAAATCAATATATACTTTCGGTCTTTTTTCTCCGTCTACTTCATCATAACCATCAAATCTACCCATTGCCAAACCGCAAGCATCTTTTTTATATCCCAAATCAATATGGATATATCTTGGCTCACTATCAGTTGCTTTAAACCATTCTTTAAACCTTCCTAACTCATCTACTGGACTTTCTCTTTTTGGATTGTAATTTCTTTCTACAATATCAGCGTCTCTATCAAATGCTTCTAAAACCATGCTTGGCTTTGCTCCAAAATCTCTCATAAATTTTTCTGGATTGGCTTCGGCTATGTTTTTAAAGTCCATTGGCACTTTCCAAATCTCGTTTCCAGCGTTAAATTCAAATTCTTCTTGTTTCATCATTTCTCTATCTTTTACTTCCCAAGTTTTAAAAGAGCTTGCATAAACATAATCTTTGCCTTTGCTTTTTTCATATAATCTGGTAATAAAATCATCTGCATACCTTGGAGCTGAAATTACAAAGATAAATCCTTTATCTCCAAAGCGTGAAACAATTCTATTTTTCATTGTGCTATAAATGTTTTCAGCAATTGACTTTTCTTCATTGTCTAAATACCAGGCTGCTTCATCTAAAACACCACATATAACATTTAAACCAATTGGCATTGTTTCTTGACTATTACCACAATATAAAGCAATATTTTTTTTAGGAAATCTTATTTCAGTCTGTAAAATCTCTGGCTGATATTCTTGAAAAAATGGCGAATTTTCTATCAATCTTCTAATCCCAGCAAAAATAACATTTTTAGCTTGACTTGCATTAGTCCCCATATTTACTACTACAATCGGTTTATCATCTGTCATATTAAAATATTTATGCGGATTTTCTAAACATAGTAAGTAATGAACATACAGACAAGAAATAATTTCTGCTAAAAAAGATTTTCCAGAGCCTATACCCCAAAGACAAATTCCTTCTTGATATCTACCTTCCAAAATACCTTTCCATATTTTATCTCCTTCTTCTTTTACTCTTCGCCAAACATCTTTTCCAACTCCTAAATAATAAGGATTGTCAACAAATTCATAAAAACTATCACAAGGTTTTCTTTCAAACTGCGGATTCTTCAGAAGGAAGAGAACCTCCTTCTTGTCCGCTGGTTTCAAGTTGTTCAAGAGATTGAATAATTTTTCGTCTTGTTTCATCGTCTAATTTATTTATTTCTACCGCTATCTGTTTATTTATGTTAATTTCTGTTCCTCCGACCTTTATAGTAGGAGTTTCTTTTAACATATTATATACTGCGGTAGCTAATGAAGTTGCAGCTTTATCTTGGATTCCTCCATCTAAGGCTTCAAACCACATCTGCAATCCTAACCTTTGCAACATATATTTAACTATTTTATTCTTTGCTTCTAAGACTGTACTTTCTTCCCTATAATCAAAATTATCTGCTCCAAACCAATCGGTAAAAACATCTTCTCTAAGAGCACATAATACTTTATCTCCTATTTCTTTTGGCTCTTGATAAAAAGGACATTTTCCTTTAGCATAACAATTATTACAATACAAAGGCAAAGGACTTTTAAGATATTTCCCTGTTTTTAAATGAAATAGATTTCCTTTCATTGTCTCTAACCATTTTTGTCTTATTGCTGGGTCTTTTAGTTTCTCTTGAATGTCGCCTAACCTTCCTTTTTTCTCTGTCGTTCCTTGAGTGCTACCTATGCTTTCTTCGGTCTTTGATTCTTCGGTTCTTTCCCAATATTTCAAATGATTTTCTTCTTGCATTTTATCTAATATCTTGCCATATTCTATCCAAGTAATAGCATTTACTTTATCAACTTCGTAAATATCATCAGCCATTACTTTATCCCAATCAATTTTATATGAACTGAAATAAGAAAAATTCTGAAGTTTTTGTCTAAAAAGTTTATTATCATTACCTACCATTTCTAAGCGATTACCCCTTAAGTAATAAGTAGTTCCATATCTACTCCCTGCTTTCCAAGAAGTACTATCTACTGAATAAAAAGGGAATCTTTCAATATACTTCGGCTGCGTTAAAGCAAAACCGTGAATTTTCCTTTTGTATCTTTTAGCAATTTCAAATAATTCATTAATTCGTGGCAATTCTGGTTCATCGGCAATACCAATAAAATTATACTCTTGACACATTTTTTCGTATTCTTCCATTGAAATGGTACTATGCCAAACAACCAATAATTTATCTTTTAATCCATTTTTTTTAAACAATTCTCTGTATTCTAATACTTTTTCATAACCTACAAGCTTATCAACGTCTAATTCAACATAAAAATGAAAATAATCTTTGTATTTCTTAAGCCAATTTACATACTCAGAAACATATTTATCTAAATCTTCTTTAATTAAAACTTTTTTTTCTCTATGTATAGCCTCACTTTTGTTAGCCATTCCTAAAAAAGTAGCAGTTCCAGAATCACAAACTAACTCCATACCATAAAAATTAACCAGTTTTTCAAGAATGCTAGTTTCATCTCTATCTCTTAAGAAATAATAAGAAACCATTCCATAAGGAATATAAATATCTTTCAAAATATTTTCTGAAGTGGCTTCCATTCCCGAAAAATATATTTTCATATTATTTTTTCTTTCATTGTTTCTTCTAATGAATTAATCGCCAATTCATAAAAATCTTTGCTTTTATAAATCTTTTCTACTACTTTTTTCCACTCTAAAAATGAAATTTTCCAAGGTTTCTCTTCAAAAAAATATATATGATAAGGTCTATCTTCTTTTCTAAGAAGAAAAAAAGACAGCCTTTCTAATAATAACAATTTTCCAAAATACAACCATTCTGATATTCCAAACATAAAATTTAACAATTGAAATTTTTCAAAATCTACTTTTTTTAGTTTATCCAAATTAATCAATGTAAAATAAGGGTCTATTACGGGAATTTTTTTGCTATGCTCCAATAATTCTTTATTCTCGTCTTCTTTTAAAAATCTTTGTAAATAACAAACTACATCGTATTTACCTTTATATTTTAAAATGTCTTTTAAATGTTTTTTTGTAAAAAAGACATCATCATCCAATATCAAAGCATACCCTTTTTCATTATAAAGTCTTTTTACTATCTCAAAAAGAGCTTTACCAGGATTATGACTATTCAATTCTACAATTTCTATCTGATAACCATTTCTTTTTAAAATCTCTAAAAGATAATACTGAGTATTGCTAAGTCTTTCTCTATCATTGACTAAAATAATCTTTCCTTTAACTCCCACAAAAAAGATTGAGGAAAGTAAAGACGTAAGCTGTTCTCTTCCTATTGTTCTAATGGCGTAAATCATAAATAATCCTATAAATTGTTTTTCTATACGACTTTATATTTATCTTAAAATCATTTTTATCTAAAACTATGTATTTTTTAATCTTTTCTTTTAAATCTTTTAAACTATTATACAATAATCTTTTGTCTTTTACTACTTCTCGATAAGAAAAATTATTAGGACATAAAACAATAGAACCTAAAACATATGCTTCTAATATTGAAAGTCCAAAAGTTTCTTCTTTTTTAACTGAAATAACCAATTTTGCTTCATTTAATTTTTTAAAATATTCTTTACGATTATTTGCTTTCAAAAAAACTATTCTTTTATTATCAAAAAGGGCCATTTTATGATTTACAAGTTTCTTTAACATATTCTGATAACTCTGTTCTGGTCTCCCTACAATTACTATCCTTGTTTTTTTAGAAAATGGCATTGGCTTTACATACCTATAAACATCTTCTTCATAAAAAGGAAATCCCACTACTTTTATATTTTTAAATTTCTTACGAAAATAACTCTCAATTTTTCTTTTATGGTAATTAGTAGCAACAAAAATCTTATCATAAGTCTTAAACATTGATTCTTCCAATTCTTTTTTACCTTTTATATTTTCGTAAATATCTTTTTCGCACCAACTACCAGCATGAAGATATCCGTAAACTTTTATCTTATAAATCTTTTTCAGTAAATGTATAACAGGAACCATTAAACCAGGGAAATCTGTATCTAAAACTAAAATCTTATCTTTTTTCTTTAAAACCTTAACTAACTCTAATATCTGTTTTGATTCATATTTTAATGCTTCAATAGGATTAGTAAAATAATATGTCAAATCAACAGCTTTCTCTTCCCCGATAATTTTATAATTTACTTTCAATTTATTTAATTCTCTTTTCCAAACATCAATCCAATCTTGACTATATCTATTTTTTACAGGAAGTGGGGGCAAAATGTAAATCATATGACAATAAATCTAACGTTATACCTTCAAAAAGAAAATACTTCCAATCATACTGCCAAAGAGATTTTTCTGTGGGATAGTATTTATCTAACATTTTCTTTTTTAGTTTCTGATCTTTTTTTGTTAACTCTCTCACATATCCTGTATTCATTTCAGTTGTATAATAACCAAGAGGGTAATTCTTTGCTTTAGAAATAACACTAACAGCTTTATGCAAAGGATGTCTGTCTAAAATATCCGGAACTAAACAAATTTCATCAAATTGAAAAACTAATTTTTTTTTAAAAAACTCATCAAAAGTAAGAAATTCTGTCGAAAATCCCCATTCTTTACCTAGAATTTCAGCATTTACACGACGTTTTAAGTCAGAAAGAATATAATATACTTTTTTAACAAGTCTTTTTTGAAACAATGTAAAACACCCAATCAACTCATCATCTGGATGGGGAGCAATAATAACAAACTTCATACCTTTGTCATAAAATTTAACAAACCAAACAACTCTAATCTACATTGTTCGTGATTCATAAAATCTCCTGAAAGACTACTGACAGTCATTTTATCTGCATAAATAACAATTGCTATTCCTTCAGTTTTCGGATAAGATGATAATAAAAATTTATTTAATTCTCCTGCAAAATTTCTAAATTCTTGTATAGTTTCAGGCAAATCTTTTTTCTTAATAAATTTTATTACCAAATCATCTAAATTATCTAAATTATCATCAGTAATCAAAACAATAAAAAATAAAAAAGGTTCACTATATCTTCTTACAATTAATGGCGAAAACTCTTTATTTGATAATCTGGTAAAAGGTAAGGGCTTCATATCTTTTTTTACACGCTAAACATTTATTACAAGGCTTGCCTTTAACAGGAAAATAACAACTCCAAGTCATTTCATAAGGAACATTTAATTTTTTACCTATTTTAACTATTTCTTTTTTATTAAGATTAACAAAAGGAGCTTTAATCTTTACTCCATATCCTGTAAATGACGCTAAACTTATTTTTTCAACAAAATCTGGTCTACAATCTCTAAACAATTTATAATCATCCCGAGTAGGACAAAAGAAAACTTCTTTAATATCTTTTGTCATAGCATAACCTACAGCTAAAGACAAAAATATCATATTTCTACCCGGAACCACAACTGAACCAGATTTTCCTGTTAAAAGAGAACCTCCAATTTGCTTTAAATCGACCTTTAAAATTTTAAAAGAAACATTATTCAATTTTGCTATTTTTTTTGCATATTTCAATTCTATCTTATGTCTTTGTCTATAATCAAAACCTATAGCATAAACTTTATTGTATTTTTTTAAAGCCCAATAAAGCAAAGTCGTGCTATCCATCCCTCCACTAAATAAAACTAAACATTTATTTAATTTCTTTGATATGCTTTTCTGCATATTTTACTTTATGATTAAAATAATCTTTAATATCTTTTAAATCTTTTGTCTTTTCATAAATATATTTTGGCTCATATTGACAATTCCAATAACAACCTTTGCAAAGTTCTTTAAAATCTTTATACCAATCCTTTAAAAAATCATCAAAATTAAAATCTTTAATATTATGCTTAACTACTCTTTTTCCTTTGACGTGAAGACATAATCTTGCTGACCCGTCAGCATCAAAAACAAGATTTATTGGATATCCACATTTCCATTGTTGCTTTACTACATATTTAGACCAATTCAAAAGATAATTATCTGTATTATGTATCAGATATCCTTCTTTTTTCATCTCAACCATTTTTAACATTATCTTTTTAATCTTTGGTATATCTTTTTTTGTAAATAATCTCTTTTTCAAAACATCAAAAGAAGCAGCATAGTCATAATTTTTATTCTTACCAAAAATTACAGGAGTTATTTCTGCCCAAGTTTTATTCTTGGTAAGAAACTTTACTAAATCTGGTAATTCTTCTAAATTAGTTTTATCAATTGTAATAGTGCAATGCAAATCTCTAAAACCTAATTTATTTAATAAAGGCAATAATTTAATAGTTGTTTGACTTTTTAGTCTTTCCCATACATCTTCTTTAGGTTTCAAAGAATCCAAACTTAAAGAAATACTATCCATTTCTTTTCTTAACTTTTTTAACTTTTTTTCATCATTGAGTAATACTCCATTTGTAGTAAAATTCCAAAAAATTTCTTTCATTCTTTTAGAAAAACTCACCAGTTTTTCTCCCCATACTGAAATATCACCTCCTAATAAACACACAAACTGAATACTTGGATTTTTTTTCACTAATTCTTTGATATAGCGAGCCCATTCTTTCCAATTCAATTCATTCGGAAAATTATCATTTCTAATGGAACAATATTCACATCGTAAATTACATTTCCTTGTAGGTATTATCGTAATGCAAAAAGGTTTCATTTTATTAAAGATAAAAATTCTTGTTTTACTACTGAATTTTCAAATATTCCATAAACTGCCGAAGTTGTTGTCCAACTCTCAGTTTTTACTCCTCTTATCAATTCACAAAAATGCCGACCTTTAATAATTAACATTGCCCCTTTCGGGTCCAATTCTTTTACAAAATCTTTAATTATATTATCTGTTAAATTTTCTTGAATTACTGGTCTCGCACACCACCATTTTATCCTTCTGATGATTTTTGATATTCCTGTTACCTTACCATTTGGAATATAAGCAAAAGCAATTTTCATTTCTATGGGGACTAAATGATGTTCACACCAACTAAAACATTTAAATGTCTTAACAATCATTTGGTCATTATCGCTTTTAAAAATTTTAAACTCTGGCGGCTTTTCTTTTAATCCGTAAAATACTTCTCTATACATTCTGGCTACTCTTTTTGGCGTTTCTATTAATCCTTCTCTATTAACATCTTCGCCAATTTCTTTTAAAATGGTATAAACTGCTTTTTCTATTTTATCCATATTTTTTTTAAATGCCTTTTTTCTTGCCGAAAATAAAAGTCTGTAATCTTGAGCTAAACTTAATATTATTCTTTACACAATAATTCCAGACCTTTTTACAAATTTCAATATCTTTTTTCTTTTTAAAAGTAGTTAAAGGCATTAACATTGTTGCATAAGGTATCATATCAAGTCCTATTTTTTCTAAATCACTCACTACTTTAATATCCCATCTTTCAGGGTTAAACTCCAAAGATAAATTTCTAACTTTTTCTGCTACTTTCTTTTCTTTTGGACTGATTGCTAAATAATGAAATAAATAAAAATCTATTTCTTCTAATAAATCGCCATTTGTTTCTAAATAATGATAGTAATCTCTTGTCTTACTTATAACTTTTTCAATTGCTTTTCTTTGTAATAAAGGCTCACCTCCAGTCCAAACAACACAATTGAACTTTGATTTTTTAATTATTTTAACAATTTTATCTACAGAAACTTCTTGATATTTATCTCCTACTACACTATAAAGAGTATCACAAAACCAACATTTTCTTGTGCATCCATAAGTGCGAATAAATAACATCGGATAACCAGAAAATTTACCTTCTCCTTGAATTGATTGAAAAATTTCAGATACTTTTATTTTCATAAATTATCTTCACTATAAATTACGGAACCATTTTCTGTTTCTTTAATTTCTACTTCTAAATTAAAAAACAAAGTTCTTTTTTTCATTTTTTCGTAAACTTTGTCATAAATATATTTGCTGATATTTTCAACAGTCGGGTTTTCAATAAATTCATTTAAAAATTTATGATCCAATTCATCAATAATTTCTTTTAATTCTTTAAAATCAATAACCATACCATCAACTAGTTCACTTGTTTTAATTGTAATCTCTACAAAATAATTGTGTCCGTGTAGATTTTTACATTTAGAAGTTTTTAAAGAACTAGTTTCTTTTAAACTATGAGCTGCAGAAAAATCTGTTTTATATTTTAGTTTCCACATATCTTTTATAAAATTATAAAAGTCTTTCTTAAAAAATCAAGAGTTGTCTTGACTTTCTTTTCTGTATCCATCAAGTTCTATTAAAATTTTAGCAAAATCTTCTCTTGAAATCAAAACATAAGGAGAGTTTTTATCATAGTTAACATAAATTTCAAGAAATGCTTTTTTTCCTTGAGCGTCTTCTTTATTTTTTTGAAAATACTGAAGCACTTTTTTAGTTAATAAATTCTGTTCTGATTTAACATCAATAACAAATTCATTTAATACTGAATCACCAAAAACTAATAAATCTGCTGGCATATTAAAAAATGCTCCACTCATTGGAGTTCTTTTAACTACGACCTTTAATTTTTCAGACCAAAATTTGGCTGAAGACCTTTCATAAATATTTCCTTTTCTTTTAGGACTTATTTTCATATTTTTGAATGTAATTTTTAAAATAGTTAATATCTCTTTTTATCCATTTGCCACAAATTTTACAGCGAGTATAAAGTTCTTGTTCTTCATCTGGATGCTGACATTCAAGCTCTGATATTTTGCCTTTTGCTTTTCCAATTTCATCTTCAAAATCAGAAAAAGTTAAACTATTTGCTTTATCCAACCATTCTTCTTTTTCTTCATCGCTTAAATCTTTTGCCACTGGTAATAATTTTACTAACCTAAAGTAGTCAACATATAAGTTCTTATATGTTATAATTTCTCCAAATGTCCTCCAAATTCTTATTAAATTAAAAGCAGTTCCATGTTTTATTCCAATTTCTTTTAAAAACATTTCAAAATTCTGAATATGTTCTCCGTAGTAAATATACAATCTTTCTCTTTGTATAATATCTAAATTCTTACCAATAATTAAAAAACCTTTTACTGTTTCTTCTTTTGCTTTTTGAATTTCTTCAACTAATTCAAAAACTTTTTTAACTTTTTTCTCTTTTGAAATAATTTCTGACATATTTTTTAATTTAACTTTATTGACCTTTTTAATTATTTTTACCGACCTTTTTATTTTTTTTATTTGTATTTTTTAAAAAAGGGGAAGGGGGACAGAGAATTTCTCGTCCCCCGTCAAACAAAAGAGCTATTTATTTTGCCTTTTAATGGCATATTTCTTGAGAAACAATCTTGTCAGTTTTTCTACTAATCTATCTTCTTCAAAAAGAATTAAGTTTTCTTCTTGGAATGTTATTCTTTCTTTTAAAAATTCAAAAATTAACTCAGTCATTTCTCCGACAACTAAATGAAGCAATTCGTGCAAAATGTATTCTTCTAAAGGAATATCTTTACCGCAAATAACTATAATAGCCTCTCTATATCTGTAATCAGGATAAATTTGAGCTCCTTTTTGTCCTCTTTTTCTAAACTGGACTTCAATTCTCCAGTCTTGCAAATTGAGAAGATACTTCCACTTCTCTATTATCAAAAAAACCATCTCTTCCATTTTATTCACCTCTTTATTAAATTGTTTTAAAATTGGAGGGAAGAAGCGAGCCCCTTCCCTCCTTTTGAAACTACTTTTTGGAACTTTCTGCTATTTCTTTGTAAGTCTTATGAAATTCAATTAGTGCGAGCTTTAACTGGATTGCTTTTTCTATACTTTGTAAAGCTAAATCAACTGAAAAACTTCCTTCCTCTACTTTGAAAAGTTTGTTAGAATAGCTTGAATAACCCCAGAGTTCCCAATTAGGAAGCCCTGTAAGCCAACAATAAATATTAACTTGCACTATGCCGACAATTTTAATCTTGTCTGGCATTTTTGCTACTTGGAAGGTTTTTAGTTCTAAAACCTTGCCATTCTTCTGGTCTACTTTGTCAGGGCATCCTATTATCAGCCACCACTCTTTGGTTTTTTCATCAAAATAAAATCGTCTGTATTGCTGGGGTTCATCAAAGCCTAATCTGCTGTGTATTCT